GTCTACGAAAACTGTTATTGATATTCCTAACGACATTAGGAACAGAGTTGACAGCATACAAACTCTGGTCTGGATAAGTTTCATCCGTTGAGTTTGCTGCTGCTGCGACTTGCCACCCACTAACGTATATGGCTTTGAGTCCAGCTTTGACATGTTGCACCGCCTGCTGCCCATTATAGGCGCCGAAAGTGTTTATGTATGGGTTCTCAGAAAACAACTTGCGCAGTTGAAGCGATCCTCGCTTAGCTAAAGTATGTTCAATATGGACAGATCCTTTGAGTTGATCAACCACAGACTTATCATAATTTCTCTTCTTCATAATATTTCCAATTTTACTATTCAACAAAAATTAAGTTAATATTGCAACGGTTGCTATCAGTGCTAGTGGTACTAGCGTGAGTTGTTGTGTGACCATCAGTTATAACAGTACATCTGTTTTTTTTCTGTCGAGTTCTAGAACCATCTTCGAAAACTGTAAAACCGTTACAGTCGTTCAGATAATAAATTAATGAGTTGTGCTTTATATCAAGATCTGAATGTAAGCCAAAGGTTTGTTGTTCGTGGGTGACTGTAAATAAATTAAGTTTAGCTGAATAAAGCCTTGTACACTTGCTCACTACCTGATCGTTTAACTTTAGATAAAAGGGAACTAATATATCTGTAACAAACCAGCAGTGAGGTGAACATGGTTTGAACTTGTGATAAAACATATGCGTAAAATAGCCTTGCGTGCATTTATCATCTGCACTTCCTACTGCACTAGACCAATTTAAACGAAAGTCACCCCAATTGTTTGCATTTACGTCACCAGCTATTTTAAGAAAATTGTTTAGATCCGATTGCAACAAGCAATCATCAAATATAGAAATCATTATGCTTGACTATCGCCAGGCCAAACACGATAGTTGTCCTCTACGCTATCTGGAGTAGAAACTTCAATAATAGTACCTTCTTCTAAACAGATAATCTGATGGGGTTCCAAAGGTTCATTACGCCACGTATCACCCATATTCAGAGTGATTTCATTAACATCAGCATTCAGCGTGTTAATGTACCTAACTAAAAACGAACCCTCCATCACAAACCAAGTCTCATCCTTCTCATCATGAAAATGCATAGAGAATCTAGCATTTTTATTAAACTTAAGTAGCTTGCCACAGTACTTGTCATTAGTAGCAAAAATGTACTCGTGCCCCCATCCTTTTTTTACAAAACCTTCAAGACGCAAAATTAAATACCTTTCTGTTATCGAACGCTCGTTTCCAACCAAAATACTTAGACTTATAGTCCGCTTGATCATCACTGTTTAGATGTGACCACTTGTCAGCATCACGTAATAGACAACGAGCACCATCACACCAATCGGTATTTAAGATCAACCGCTCAGCTTTCTCTTTGTCTACCATGGCTTCATCGTAATTCAAATAGTCCGCTTCGATATGAAACACTTCCAAACAGTGACCAGTATACACATAGTCAAGACTAAAGTCAATACCCCATTTTTGTACAACCCCAAGAAGTTTGTTTAACGATGGCTTGTGCACAGCAAGCTCTTTAATTTGTTCACGAGCAGCACCAGAGTAGTTCCATCTCATGTTAAGCGTACTGTGATCAAGGACAAGTTGATCCTGACTCTCTTCCTTATCGTAAAACCAGGTTACGTGATTGGCAGTATGGAATAAATGGCCTTCGTCAATAACAACACCACTGTTTTTATGGAACAGTCTTTCTTGGTAGTTTAGTTCGTAGCCGTCTTTGTCGAAGTATTTATGATCTGCTTGTAAAAGTAAATCGCAGTCGACTGGCTTAGTGATTGTTGGATTAGGTATAAGATGATTTTCTGATATCCTCAACTGCATGTAGGTTTGCCTCTATCCACTGCTTAGGGGTTGTCCATTTGACATCTACAATGTTATTTAGTTTACTAATATCTGCTTTGGTGTATTCCTGATACTGATTCTTGAGATTGTCCGGCATTGGAATATATTCAATAGGCACACCGAGTTGTTTACTACAAAGTTCTGCTACCTTCTGAAAGCTAGTTGCTGTTCCGCTGCCGACATTGAACACGCCTCTGTCTTTCTTCCAAATCATTTGTTTGTGCACCTGTGCAATGTCATCTACACAAACAAAGTCGCGTTTGTAGTTCTCACTGTTTTCAAATACTTTGATTTTACCTTCTAAAATAGCTTGGTTCTTAAATTTAGTAAATACTGATGCTTGATCACCTTTGTGTTCTTCGTTGGTACCGTATACGTTAAAGTACCTGAAGCCCTGGCATGTAATATTATTGCAGATGTCGATTGTTGTAACGTATCTGTCAAACATATACTTAGACCAAGCATATGCATTTAGTGGTCTGCAATCACCATCTTCTGAAAACGACTTTAAGTCACCATACACACTTGCACTAGATGCATATTGCATACTAACACCATACGCACAACACTCGGTATACAGTTTGATTGAAAAATCATAATTGTGAGCAAATATCTTAGATACATTTTTCTCTGTAGTGCTACTAATAGCACCCAGATGAATCACCCAATCCAAATCTCTTACATATGGTATACACCCATAACTCTCATCCCAGTCATAACCAACTACATCATGTCCTTCTTTGACAAGATAGTTGTATACGTGGCTGCCAATGAATCCTTTGTAACCCGTAACTAAGATTTTCATAACGATTCAATATCTTTTTTTGTTAGTGTATATGTACCTTGATGCTGTACAGCAATACCAGCACATTTGTTTGCAAATTCAATACAAGGGCCTATCGAATCACCCTGGAGTATCTTATAAGTTAGCCCTGCCAGGAAGGTGTCTCCAGCACCACACACATCGAACATTTTTACTTCATCGGAAGGATATACTTTACCATCATACATGGCACCTTTGCTTCCAAGTGTCACAATAGTTGATCTAGGTACAGATTGAGCCCTGCTGTGCTCTAGTTCATTTATCTTTACTATACATCCTTCAAAGCAACCTAGATCTGTTTTCTTACTATCGATCAGTATAGGCCCGTTAAATAAAGTACGTAACTGTATTACGTTATGGTAAGTAATGAACCCTTTATTGTAGTCGCTAATTACAATTGCATCATAGTGATTTATGTTCTCGATAGTTGAAACGTCTAGTGGAGTAATGTTGGGGTGAGTGCTGTCTGCTCGAAGTAGATGCTGACCGCTTTTCATGTCAACATATCTAGTTTTATCAATATGTTGTGTCAGCCGTTGATGTAAGAAGGTAGTGTCAATTCCAAACGCATTCAGATTGCTATCGACGTTACCAGCCATACCATCAGTGCGGCTTTTCCAAACAATATCAGCAACAGGTACTGGAGCCTCCGGACTAATTCTTGAGACATCACAGAAGTATGTTATATCGTTACATACCTCACCTACAACTAATACTTTCATACCCATAGATCACTAAAGTCTTTTTTAGGTTTACCAAATGCTTGATTGAGACCTTTACCTACTGCCGTGTTATCCATTACAGGACCATCATCAACAATATCTTGCTGAGCGTTTTGCTCAACATCATACAGTCTCATCTTAGCACGATCAACACCAATCACGAATCTCTTGAACAGAGTTGGGTCATTATATCTATTCTTTAATTGCTTAACCATTAACTGACCAAGCTGTTCCATCTCATCGCTGTTAATGATAGCAAACATGAAGTCAGCAGTAGCTGGTAGCCCAAACGATTCAGAAGTGTCTTCCAATCCAAGATCACTGTTATTGAACCCCGAACGCGTTGTCTGAGTTGCTGAGACGATTGGTACGTTCTTTTCGACAGCTAGTCCACGTAGCTCCTCTGCTATCGCTTTAATAAACGTATATGAGTTTATAGTACCTCCTATCGCCTTTGTCCTACTGCTGCTACAGATGTTTAAATAGTCGATGTAGATGATATCGGGAGCAAAGTTACGTTTCATCTTTAACTCGTTTATTAAATGACGAAAGTGTCCAGAGTGAGCCGAAGCAGTTGGATACTCCTTAATAATAAGTCGACCTGGTGTCCTCTGTCTCAGATCATCTATCTTCTTATCGTACATATCCTTTGGTAGGTTTACAAGCTCATCGACCTTGACGTTAAGTAAGTTCGCATCGATACGTTCTGCAATCTTTTCTTCTGCCATCTCCATAGTGATGTACAGTACGTTCTTACCTTCCATCATATTGCTAGCAGCAAAGTGACACATGGCAAGAGACTTACCTACACCTGTACCAGCAAGGATAATGTTTAGAGACTTACGAGGTAGACCACCCTTAGTAATCCTATTCATGTAGTCAAGATCAAAAGGCACTCGCTCTTCTTTGTGATGGTAAAAGTCAAATCGTTGTTGATAGTCTTCTATGAAGTCATGACCAATATGGTTATCGAAAGACACAGCAAGTGCTTCCGATAGTACTTGTGGAATTGCTTGCTTAGTCTTGTCCTTACTCTTGCCATCAATGATATGGATCGATTCCATAATTGCATTATATACTGCTTTCTCTTGACAGAACTGTTCGGTCTTGTCAATCAACCATTGCTCATTGGTGTCCTCATCAACTGTCATCCGCTCTACTTGAGAGACGGACTCGTTGTAATCAACTTCTCGTAACTCTTCATTGTCGAGCTCAATGATCAGAGCTTCCTTTGAAGGAGGTACATTATACTTGTCCATGTACTGCTTGATCTTTGTTACAAGCAATCGATCTGTAACAGTTTGGAAGTACTCTTCTTTTAGAAACGGTAGCACCTTACGTGCATACGACTCGCTGTTGATAAGCTGACTAAGAATATTCGTTTCTATCGTCATCAAAAACC